CAAGAGATCCAAAATTTTTAACTAAGATGCAAGCTGAAATAGGACCATTAAATATTGGCAAAGAAAAAATAGACCGTGGTATATTAGCTGCACTTCGTAATACTGAAAACAAGGTTACAAAATCAGGATTAGCAGAAATGCGTAAGTTATATGATATGTCAGGATTACAATCTATTTTGCCTGGTCAAATGTATCAAAAAATGTATTTAGGAATGAATAATCCAGAATTACAAATGCAATTTTTACGAAATGCAATAAACAAACGTTCCAAACCTTTTGGTAAATTAACACAAAGAGATGTACAAAATATTATGTTTGGTAATAAAACAATTAGTGACTATGGATTTTTCCGTGGTGGCATAGCGAGTTTGTTAGAATAATGGTTTTACCTAAAGTCATAGGTGGTTTACGTCAATATGCACCAAAGATTGCAGCACCGAAAGGTAAAGGATCAACTACAAAGCTTGATTTAGAAAAAGCTAGGGTTGTTAAATCTGGATCAACATATTACACTGTTTTTGATGAAGCTGGTTTACCAATAAAAGATTTTAAAAGCGAAAAAGCGGCTAGAGACTTTTTACGCGGTGATCCAACAGCAAACAAATACACTGTAGGCGCAAAATCAGCTGAAACAGTAGCTCCAACAGCTACAGCAGACACTCCAGCACTATTTTACAAGTCCAGAGAGGCATTAATTGATGCTCCTATGGAGAAAATGACGGCAGATAGGTGGTTAAACTACCTAAATGCCAAAGGAATTAAGAAATCTGAGCTTTCAGACACGTCCCTAGGGCCCTTTTTACAGTCTCAAGGCACAAAAACCTTTACAAAAGCCGATATAATCAAGGAATTTGACGAAATATCCCCAAAAATGAGCATCGTGGCCCTTGGCCAACCAGGTCCTCGAAATATTCTTACTAATATTTATAAAAAAATACAAAAAATAGATACACAAGCAGAAGATCCACGTGTAGGAGGTTTTTTATCCTATCTTCGTGACTCTTTGCCGGGTGTAATCACTGATTCTAGTGGCAGAACAGCAAATAACATTAATCAACAAGCTTTAGACAGTGTAGCGTCAAATGTAGACAAATACATGCAAAAAGTTTTTGGTATTAAAAGTTCTTTGAACGAAGGTGTAGCATTAACTGCACCTGTACCTTTTAAAGTACGCGAACCACTTGTTAATTTAGCCGCAGCTCTTGATAGACGTGGTGTCGGATTATCACAAAAAGATATTTCAAAGACACCTCAATATAGTGGTCAACAAACAATGTCAGGTGGTGATAATTACCGTGAATTTTTGTTTAAATATGAACCAGGAAAACTTAGAACTGGTGAACCTGTGTATACTTATGCACATGACTTTGGATTAAAATCATCACAAAGAGCTGGAGGCGTTGTTCACGCACGTGTGTCAGATCGAACGGATGAATTTGGTAGAAGACTAATGTTTGTAGAAGAAATACAATCTGATATGCATCAACGTGTACAACGTGCAATGCGTGAGTCAAAACTTACGGGTAGAAAACCTGATCGTGAAGATAGCTATGCATTTCGTCAAGATATGCCTCCTCCACCAGAGTTGGCGGCAAATAAACAACAATTAGATTTAATTAATCTTAAAATAGAAAATTTATTGGCTACAAATCCAAGATCACCAGCATTGCCTAAATTAAGACAAGAGCGTGAAAAAATTAGAGTTATTATAGCTGAGTCCATGACCAAGGAAGGTAAACAAGGTGGTGATATTGCCATGGGCCCTTTTCAATCGTCCAAAGAATACATGGAGTTTGTTGCTAAGTATTTAGTACGTATGGCTAAAGATGGAGATTTTGATGGTGTTGCTTTTGCAAACCCTGCAATTAAAAACCGTAACTTATCACCTGGTGGCAGGGATTACCAAGGTAATGTCGCTGCATATGGCCCTATTCTTAATGGTGCACTAAAAGAGACATCTAAGAAAACAGGTGCAAATTTATTAAATACTGTTATAAGAGATGACAGGGGACGAGTTTTTGGACAAGTCAAAATGTTAAATTTAAAAGATAATCCTAACGTACGAGATACATTCTCGGCATACGCAAAAGGTGGAATAGTAAATGGCAGATAAATCAAAGAATCAAATAGAAAAAGCAATGGACGCTGTTGAGAAAGCATTGGACATTGAACCGTTGGGCGAAGAAATACAATTTGAAAAAAGTGTAGAGTTCGATGGTTTTGAAATACAAGAAGATGGAAGCGCAGAGATTGTTGGTGAACAACCAATAGATCAATCACAAATTCCATTCGATGCAAACTTAGCAGAATATATTGACGAAAATAATTTAACCAAGTTTGCTTCAGACTTGGTAGGCGATTTCGAAGGTGATAAAGAGTCACGTAAAGATTGGGAAGATACCTATATCAAAGGGCTCGATATGTTAGGCTTTAAATACGAAGACCGAACACAACCTTTCGAAGGTGCGTCAGGGGTCGTTCATCCTTTATTAGCTGAATCTGTTACGCAGTTTCAAGCCCAAGCTTATAAGGAACTCCTCCCCCCAAGCGGCCCCGTGCGCACACAAATAATTGGTGAAGCATCACCAATGGTAGAACAACAAGCAGAACGTGTAAAAGAATACATGAACTATTACATTTTAAATGTAATGGAAGAGTTTGATCCTGAAATGGACCAACTACTATTTTATTTACCATTATCAGGTTCTGCATTTAAAAAAGTTTATTACGATCAAATATTAAAACGTTGCGTTGCAAAGTTTGTATCTAGTGAAGACTGTGTAATTAATTATGCAGCCACAGATTTAGAACAATCAGAAAGAATAACACACGTTGTAAAAATGTCATCCAACGAATTAAGAAAATTACAAGTGTCAGGTTTTTACCGTGATGTACCAATTACATCAGGATCAGTTAGTATGGCTGATGACGTTGTAGAAAAAATAGATGAATTAGATGGTGCAAATTCTTCAAGTAACGATGATGAACATGTTATTTTAGAAATGCATGTTGATGCAGATGTGCCAGATTTTGAAGATACATCTGGAATTAAACTTCCTTATATTGTTACAATAGATCAATATTCTTCTACGATATTATCTATCAGAAGAAACTATGAACCAAATGATCCTAATTTTAAAAAGAAACAATACTTTGTACATTTCAAGTTCCTCCCTGGATTAGGCTTTTATGGATTTGGCTTAATTCACATGTTAGGTGGATTGTCAAGAACTGCAACAAGTGTTTTGCGACAATTAATTGATGCAGGTACTCTTGCCAATCTACCAGCAGGTTTTAAAGCACGTGGCATGCGTATACGTGACCATGATGAACCTTTACAACCAGGCGAATTTAGGGATGTAGATGTAACAGGACAATCAATAAAAGAATCTTTGTTACCATTGCCATACAAAGAACCATCACAAACTTTATTTGCATTATTAGGTTTTGCTGTTGACGCAGGAAAAGCTTTTGCCGCAATAGCAGACATGAAAATGGGTGAAGGTAATGAACAAAACCCTGTTGGCACAACACTAGCATTGTTAGAACGTGGTACAAAAGTGATGAGTGCAATACAAAAAAGATTACACTTCTCACAAAGAAAAGAATTTAAATTATTAGCAAACTCAATCAAAATGTTTACGCCACCAGAATATCCATACCAGGTTATTGGTGGTAACAGAATGATTAAACAAGCTGATTTTGATGATAGAGTAGATATTATACCAGTTAGTGATCCAAACATATTTTCTATGTCACAAAGAGTTATGTTGGCACAACAACAATTACAATTAGCACAATCTAATCCTCAAATGCATAATTTGCGTGAAGCATATAGACGTATGTATCAAGCAATGGGAGTGGATAATATTGATGCAATATTAAAACCAGATCAAAATCAACCACAACCAATGAGTCCTGCAATTGAAAATGCTATGGCTATGAAAAGTAAACCATTAAAAGTATTTCCACAGCAAGACCATCAAGCGCATATGAAAGCACATGCTGAATTTATGTTTACAAGAATGGTACAAATTAATCCACCATTGTATTCTATGTTACAATCACACATGTCAGAACATATTGCCGCAATGGCTGGTATACAAGTTCAAAAACAATTTGCAGAACAAGACAAGCAATTACAAATGGCAATGCAACAAAATCAAGCAAACCCACAAGTGATGCAACAATTACAAATGCAAGCACAACAAATGGCTGTTGAAAAAGCAAACGCTATCGCAAGAATAGAAGCTGATGTAACAACTCAACTTGCAAGAGACGAGGAAGAAAGAACTAAACGTGAGCAACAAGATCCTCTTGTTAAATTAAAACAACAAGAGATTGATTTACGTGCAGCAGAAGCAATGGCACGTCAACAAGATATGCAAACTAAAACAACAATGAATGCAGCAAGACTTGACATGGATCGAGATAAAATAGAAGCTGATACTACCATTAAATTAATGGAAACAGCTGATCGTATAGATCAAAGTGCTGCAAAGAACGCTTTAGGCGAGTTAAAAGAAAATGTTTCTTTGACAAAAGAAGCCTTAAAAAATGAAAAAGACGTAACAACAGCGAGGATAAATGGCGGACGAAATAACGAAAGTCAAGAAAATTAGTGACGCAATGCAAGAAATTGATGCTCTTGCAAAAACGTTAACAGGTAAATCAGAGGACAAACTATTGGTTTGTGCAGCTTTATTGGCTGTAACAAGGCAAAATTATGTTGAAGCTTTAGGTGAGGAACACACTTCCTTTATCTTTCAATCTGTTGTAGAGTCCTTCGATTATTTAAATGGTTATGGCGAAGATAGAGATCTTCCTATAACTATACATTAGGAGGTAACTATGAAGTTATTACAAGACCTATGGACACACTTAAAAGAGTGGAGCGACTGGGGTATGAAAGACTGGATTAAAGCCGGTATCGTAGCCATAATCGTAATTATTGTTCTACAGTCAATAATAGGAGCTTAATGGCACCTTTTGTTGATAGACAAAGAAAGAGCATGGAGGCTTCACGCAAAGCGCGTGAAGCCAAGGCTCAAGAAGAACGTCAGTTCATGACGAACTTTAATCCGAATACAGCGGAACGTAAAGATTTTACAAGATTCAGAGAAAACTTAAAAGAGCAAGCTTTAAAACTTGCAAACGCACGTCCTGATGGTGGCATCATGGGTGCTAAAAATGCAGAGATATTTAGATCATTGTATGATGATCCATATAGAAAAATGATGGGTCAATACATGAAAACAAATCCAAAAGACTATCAGGAAAATTTTCCTATTTCTTACGGCATACAAAGATTGATTCCACAAGCTGGTAAAGCACTTATCAGTGGTTTATCTGGAATTCCAATGTTAGGTGCCATGATACCAAAACAAGCAAATGAATTGTTAGGGGATCTAAGCTATTTAGATTACAGGCCAACAAGACTGGGTACACCAGAAGGTGAAGTCATGCGTGAAGCCTACACATCACCAGCAGGTTTTGAATATCCAGAAGTATTATCTACTGGTGCAGCAGAAGATTATTATGATCAATTCTTCCCAATGCAAGTACCAGATTACTTCTATCAGTTTATGGATAACGAAATGTTACCATACATATTAGGTATGAGATAATGGGACGAAGTAGTTATTTAAGCGGTAGAAGTAGGGGTAAAACAGGCACGAGTTATGGACCAGCTGGAATGGGTGGTTCTACATATACTCCATCAAATACTTCTCAAGTAAATCTCAGCAATCCTCAAGTTAAAAAATCAATAGACGATAGAAAAACCGCATATGAAAGTATGCAACAAGCAGGAATGTTAACACCAAGTTTATCTGGTGTTAGTCTTTATGACCAATCACCTGTAATTTATGAAGAAGGAACTACTTCTCAAGAAATTTTAGGCGCTGATGATCCAAAAGATATTGGCGGACAGCAAGTTGATTTAAAAGGAACTACAGTATCTGATGATTTTGGTGGTTTGACACCTTTTTACACTACATATGCTGAAGATGCACTTAACACAGGTAATGTTGCATATAAAGCGCGTATGTATGCTTTAAGTCAAGGTAAAACAGAAGAAGAAGCACAAGCAGTTGCAGATCAAGCAAATCAAGAATTAAGTAAACTTGTTTCACAATACAGAGCTGGTGACAAGGTAGGATTGGATGAGTTTCTTGCTGGCTATAATCCATTTTTTAAAAATATTTTACCACAAACAATGTATGGAGAAGGTATAGGAGTGGGTGGATTTACTGGTTCAGATACGGGTTATGTAGGGCTTGAAGAGGAAACTGGTAGATTTTTTAAAATAGAAGATCCAACACCTGGAATACTGTCAAATAGAAGTGGATTTGGTGGTGGCGGCGGTGGTTCTTACGGTGGTGGCGGTGGAGATTATGGAGCTGGTATAGCTGCAGGATTATTTAAAAGACCAAAACAATTAGGTGATGAAGAAAATGTGCCAAAAGGTTTACGTTTACTTCAATACATGGTAAACCTACACAAAGAAAATCCATATACAAAAATGGCTATACGTAGAAAAAACGGTGGCATAGTGAGTTTAGTAGGAGGTTAATATGGTATGGCAACTATTGGCCAAGCCTTTATTAGGCGTGGTCGCAGACGGAGTACAAGGCTTCGTTAAAACAAAACAAGCGAAAGCTGAACTAAAGTTAACAGAAGTTAAAGCAGCAACTAAGCTGAAAGAGGACCAGATTGCCGGAAAAGTGGCATGGGAAGCATCAGCTGTAGATCAAATGAAAGGATCGTGGAAAGATGAGCTAATTTTAATTTGTCTTTTGGCTCCAGCCGTAGCCGTATTTTGGCCTGGCATGACACCACATATTGAAGCAGGATTTATTGCCTTGCAACAATTACCAGATTATTATAAACATTTATTATATATTGCGTGCTCAGCGAGCTTTGGCATAAAAGGTGCTAAAGGTGCAATGGGTTTAATTAAGAAAAAATAGGAGATATTATGAAAGGCGATTTAGATAAAGACGGGAAAATGAGTTCTTACGAAAAGAAAAGAGATGCTGCTATCAAAAAATCAATGGCTGCTAAAGGAAAGAAAAAAGGTGGCCAAGTTGTTGCTAAGAAAAAAGGTGGCGCTGTCAAAAAAATGGGTGGTGGCATGATGAAAAAAGATCCAAGTATGATGGGTTACAAAGCTGGTGGTTTAAGAGCAGCAGCGGCTAAATTAAAAAAAGGCATGAAACGAGGTGGAATTAAAAAGTAATGGGTAAATTATGTCCTAAAGGTAAAGCAGCAGCAAAGCGTAAATTTAAAGTATATCCAAGTGCATATGCTAATATGTACGCAAGTGCTGTATGTTCCGGTAAAGTAACACCAGGTGGTAAAAAGAAAAAAGCTGCGGGTGGCTACAATAGTAATGGCATATCACAAGCTAGAAAAAAAGTTTCTAGTCAAAGAAAAGTTAATTTTGCAAATGGTGGTGCTAACATGGTAGCTGCTGGTTGTGGTGCTGTTGATTCAAGTAGAAGAAAACAAACAAAACTTTTTACGTAATGGCCAAAAAAGGTTTACGTTCTTGGGTAAAAGAAAATTGGGTAGATATAGCCAATAAAAAATCAGATGGATCATATCCTAAATGTGGTAGATCTGGTGGTGAAAAAAGAAAGAAATATCCTAAATGTGTACCTATAGCGAAAGCTAGAGCCATGAGCAAAGGTCAAAAAGCGTCAGCTGTAAAAAGAAAACAACAAGCTGGTAACACTGGACCTAAACCGTCAAATGTTGCAACAATAAAAAAATCTGCAGGTGGGTATATTGGACCAAATATATCTGGATCTTATGATGGTGTAAAACTATCAAATCCTAGTTATAGAAGTTATTATGCGGGTAGAGTAAAAGAGTTCCCTAGCTTTAAAATAAAATGAAAAAGAATAAAATAAAGAAAGTAAAAAAAGTAATTAAAGGATTGAGTAAAGCATCTAAAACTCATGCCAGCCAAGCAAAAACTTTAAAAAGTATAATCAAAAAGAAAAATGGCTAAAACACCAGCATGGCAAAGAAAAGAAGGTAAAAGTAAATCTGGTGGATTGAATAAAAAAGGTGTTGCATCTTACCGTGCAGCTAACCCTGGCTCCAAATTAAAAACTGCCGTAACAACAAAACCATCGAAATTAAAAAAAGGTTCTAAAGCAGCAAAAAGACGTAAATCATTTTGTGCAAGAATGGAAGGAATGAAGAAGAGAAGAACTAGTGCAAAGA